TTAAAATTCAAGAAGAATTAAAGCTTAAAATAGCTTCAGCTAAGATTGCTTATCACGAAAATCTAGATAAAGCTAAGCTATGGAGTAGCGAGTTAACTAACTACCAAGAAGCGCTGAAGCTATTTAAGTTAAATCAAGACGCTATTCATCGTTTTGAGCAACTAACTCAGCTAATTGACACTGAAATTCCTATTTTTTACCCAGACCATGCAAGCCTTACTAAAGAAAAAAGCGAATTACAAGTTAAGATAGACCAACAAAATAAAATTACACGAGAAGTAACAGAGCATAATAAACGTGTCAGCGCTCACAACGCTAAAATTGAGGCACTAAAAGAGCAAAAATCTGATTTTACAATTAGACAAGATAGTATCAAATTAGATATACTTAATAAGTCGTCAGAATCTAATGCGTTAAATGTATTGAAAAAAGCCTTTAGCACTTCTGGAATCGTAGCATTTAAGTTAGAGAGTTTAACTAAAGAGCTAGAAACGACTATTAACTACTATCTATCTATACTAAGCGACGGTCAATTTCAAGTAGAATTTTCACTAGATAAAGAAAAGCTAAACATTAATGTTATAAATAATGGTGTTAGCGCACCTATTGAAACTATGTCTGGCGGTGAGTTTAGTAGAATACAAACTTCAATACTATTAGCAATTCGTAATCTGTTATCTAAATTAGGAGGTAACAGCATAAATCTATTATTCTTAGATGAAATCACAGGAGTACTAGATGATGAAGGAAAAGAAAAGCTAATAGAAGTGTTACAACGTGAAGATAATTTGAATGTATTTCTAATTTCTCATGATTTTACACACCCACTAATAGATAAAATATCTATTAATAAGATTGACAATATTAGCTCTATACAAGGCTGAGGCACTAGATAGAGATTTTTTATGCGTAAGGAGCAAAACAATGTTAACAATTGGAAAACATCCAATTCTATTTCAATTCAAAAAAGACTTTAGAGAACGTCTACTAAACACACCAGTAGATTGGGGATATGGCGGATTATCTGCTTTTACGTATTATCGCACATATTCACGTAAAAAAGCAAACGGTAAGCTAGAAACCTGGCAAGAGTGCGTTGTTAGAGTTATTGAGGGCATGTTCTCAATTCTAAAGACACACGCTATCACATCTGAGCATACTTGGAATGAAAAGCGTGCACACAAGCTAGCGGAAGAAGCTGCAGAGCGTCTACTAGCTTTTAAGTGGACTCCTCCGGGTCGCGGGCTATGGATGATGGGCACCCCGTTTGTTTATGAAAAAGGTGGAGCCTGTTTAAATAACTGTGGATTCGTGTCTACAGAAAATATTGATGCAGAAATGTCTAAACCATTCGCTTTCCTCATGGATATGAGCATGGTAGGTGTTGGTATCGGATTTGATACTAAAGGCGCTGGTAAAGTAGCTTCATACGTACCAGAAGGCGATGTTGAAGTAATTACTGTCGAAGATAGTCGTGAAGGATGGGTTGAACTTATTTCCTGTCTAATCGACTCTTATCTTGAAGAAGGTTCTAACCCCGTTGAGCCAGATACAAGCTTAGTTCGTGATTATGGAGAGCCAATTCATGGATTTGGCGGCGTAGCTTCTGGCCCAGAACCACTAGTACAAGGTTTCTATGGTATCAAAGATATTCTAGAAAAGCGTGCTCTAAGTGAAAACCCGCTTCTAACCTCAGTAGATATTACTGATATTATGAATATTATTGGTAAAATTGTAGTAGCCGGTAACGTTCGCCGTACAGCAGAAATTGCCTTTGGTGAGCCTGAAGACGAAGAATTTGCAAATATGAAAAACTGGGAACAGTTTGGAGTAGAAACAGGTTCAACAGCTCCACAAGAACTAGAGCTAGTAAATGCAGAAGATTTTGCAGAATATAATAGCAACTGGGATGCTAGAGCAAAGATTGCTCGCAAATATACTACAGAAGACTGGGCTTATAAGTTTGGCGGATGGCGTTGGGCTTCAAATAACTCTATCTTTGCTCGTGTAGGTATGGACTATACTGAAGTAGCTAAAAAAGTTGCTTCTAATGGTGAACCAGGTTTTGCTTGGTTAGAAACTATGCAAGCATATGGACGTATGAAAGACCCTGCTGACCATAAAGACTATCGTGTTCGTGGTGGTAACCCTTGCTTAGAACAGTCTCTGGAACCTTATGAACTATGCTGTTTAGTTGAATCATTCCCTGCAAAGCACGATGATTATTGGGACTATCAGCGTACTCTAAAATTTGCTTATCTGTATGCAAAAACAGTTACTCTAGTACCAACTCACTGGAAAGAAACTAATGACGTTATCAAGCGTAACCGTCGTATTGGTACTTCTCAGAGCGGTATTCAAGAAGCAATGCTTAAGTTTGGTCGTAAAAAGTATCTAGAGCAATTCTGTGACCAAGCATATAACTATATTAACTACCTAGATAAAAAGTATAGCGAATGGCTAGGCGTACCACTATCTATCAAAAAGACTAGTGTTAAACCAAGCGGTACAGTATCTCTAGTGGCCGGAGCGCTACCAGGTATTCACTATGCTAAGGCAGAAAGCTACTACCGTTTAATTCGTGTAGCTAATACTTCTAATCTACTACCTATTCTACGTGCAGCTAATTACCGCATTGAAGATTCTATCACTGACCCGCTAAAAACCAGTGTAGTTTACTTCCCAGTAACTCATGCTCCTGGTACTATTAGCGATAAGGATGTATCTATTTGGGAACAGTTCGCAAACGCAGTAGACCTACAACACTACTGGGCTGATAACCAAGTATCCATTACTATCTCTTTCCAACCGCATGAAAAGACTCAGATTGCTCGTGCTCTTAGCTGTTTTGATAGTAAACTAAAAGGCGTAAGTTTATTACCTCTTTCAGACCACGGATATGCACAAGCGCCGTATACACAAGCTCCAAGAGAAGAAGTTCTAGCTTACTCAGAACAACTACTACCTCTTGACTTTAGCAGTCTTACTCACGAAGGTGAGAATGCAGACGCTAATAAGTTCTGTGACGGTGATGCTTGCTTAATTTAAGCAGCCCATGTATAAAACTATGCAGGCTCCATTATGGAGCCTGCATAGGCTGTAGAAGAACTCAAGATGAAATTAGAGAGTGGTACTATGGCGATAGTAATATTAGACAAAAGATACTAGATAGGATAAGTATGAAAGTTAAATTTGTAAAAGACCACGAAGATGCTCAGTTACCAACCTACGGTACAGCAGGAGCTGCGGGGGCAGATGTTTATAGCGTCAAAGAATATAAAATAGGTCCAGGACAACACGTATTAGTAGATACTGGATTAAAATGTGATATACCAGAAGGGTTTGAACTACAAGTAAGACCTCGCTCAGGTTTAGCACTAAAGAATAGAATTACAGTACTTAACAGTCCTGGTACTATTGACAGTGATTATACAGGTAAGCTAGGAGTAATTCTGATGAACCACTCAGATGAAATTTTCTCTGTAAAGCCTGGAGATAGAATTGCACAAATAGTAGTTGCGCCAGTCGTACAAGCTACATTTGCATGGGCAGAAGATACAAAGAGTACAGAACGAGGTTCTGATGGCTTTGGCTCTACAGGAGTTTAATATGCAAGCTATTGTATGGTCAACTAGCACTTGTAGTTTCTGTAAACAAGCAAAAGCATTACTAGATAAACATAATATTCCTTATGAAGAACGTCTCATTGGCGATAATTGGACCAAAGAGCAACTTCTAGAAGTTGTACCCAACGCACGTACTGTTCCTCAAATTTTTATTGATGGAAATTACGTGGGAGGTTATACTGATTTAGTGAGCCACTTAAGCGGCTCATAAAAAGGAATATTGATGACAAGAAATACAGCTAAACAAAAACCGCGCGTAGCTGCGGAACAAGGTTATCGTAAGATTAGAATTGATGATTTACTAACTTTTGAACCTATTACTGAGAATCAAAGCAAAGCCAAAAAAGCTTATAATAAAGATAGAAATCTAATGCTTAAAGGTTATCCAGGAACTGGAAAAACATTTTTAGCATTACTATTTGCGTTGCAAGAAGTATTAGACCCTTCTTCTGATTATAAGCGCGTTGCTATAATTCGTTCAGTAGTACCTACCAGAGATATCGGCTTCCTAAAAGGAGACGATAAAGAAAAGATAGCTGTATATGAAACTCCTTACAGAGATATCTGTGAGGAGCTTTTTAATATAAAGGGTGCTTATGATATACTAAAAGCACAAGGAAGTATTATTTTTGATACAACATCCTTTATACGTGGTAGAAGTTTGCACAACACTATATTCATTGTTGATGAATGTGAAAATCTTAATTTTCATGAATTAGACAGTGTTATTACTCGTGTAGGCAATTATAGTAAAATTATATACTGCGGAGACCACGGGCAGACAGACTTCACTAAAGAAGGCGATAAAATAGGATTAATCAACTTTAGCCGTATTCTAAAAGAAATGGACAACTTTACATTCGTTGATTTTGGAATAGACGACATTGTAAGAAGTGCGCTAGTTAAATCCTATATTATAGCGAAAGACAGATTAGGATTTTAAATGGTAAATAGAAGTAAAATTAAGGGGTCCGCTTATGAAGCAAAGATAAAAGACATATTAAATGCTACTTTCCCTAATATTCAGTTTGAACGAGTGCCTCTAAGCGGTGCTATTGAATATTTAAAAGGCGATATATGGACTCCTCACGATACAGCAGCATGGCCGTGGTGCATAGAAGCAAAACACTACGCAGAGCTTGAGTGGAACAACCTGCTAACCTCTAAAACAACAGATATACTCAACTTTTGGAAACAAACGCTTAGAGAAGCAGAAACTATGAAGAAAAAACCGCTATTAATCTTTCGATGGAATAGATCAAAAGATTTTGTGGCTTTTGACGATGATATACAAATAGAATCTCATATACAAGTAAAATCGTTTGGATATTCCTTTAAGATAGCTTTATTAGACGATTGGCTAAAAGCCGTAAAAAGTCAAACTAATCTTGCTAAGTAGTTATATTATTGATAATATAAGTAATGTAATAAGGAATACAATAAATGACAAAATCATGGAACGATTTAGAAGATGTTAAGTCTTTTGATTATGAAGAGTTTAACAACCTGCTAATTCTTGACGCTAACAACGTCTCATATAGATTTTTACAGCGTAACAACTACAACTCATACACTGAAGAATTTAAACGCACAGTACAATCTCTAGCAAAATCATACAAAGCTAAACGCACAATTGTATGTTTTGACTTCGGTAAGTCGTATTACCGTATGGAAATGCTGGGCGACTATAAAGGTACACGCAAAAAGCCTGAAGAACCAGAAGAAATTAAGCGTTATGAAGAGTTTTTCGAGGTTCTAAATAAGCTACCAGAAGAATTAGATGAAGAAGTACTAAAATTTCGTGGTATTGAGGCAGATGACTTACTTACATATCTAACTCAACACGTATCTCCTCGTTATGAGCATACTTGGATTGTTTCATCTGACAAAGACTTAATTCAACTACTAGATACTAATATCTCAATCTTTAATATCTTCTCAAGAAAAGAAGTGACTATTAACACGTTAGCTGAAGAACTAGCTCTTACTCCTAGTGAATTTATGATGTCACGCATTATTGAAGGTGATAAGAGCGATAACATTATTGGCATTGAAGGTATTGGTCCTAAACGTGCACAAGCACTCGCTAAAGAGTATAAAACTCTTGATAATCTACTAAAAGCTCTTCCAATTAAAGGTAAATCTCAGTATATTTCTAATCTCAATGCTGGTCGTGAGACTCTAGTTAGAAATGAAAAACTAATTAATCTAAAACGCTACTATATCGACGCTATCTCTGCTGGTAAAGAAGGCGACGACCCCTTAGAAGTTCTTAGCGAACTATAACGAAAAAGGCGTCAGTAATTCCTGACGCCTTTTTTATAAAAATAATTTTAAACAGTGTTTATCTGTAGCTCGAACATTCTAAGTTGTAAAACTACATATAAAACAATATCGTCCAGTACTTAAATTTTATATACGCTGGATATCCAAAAGACTTCTGAAATTTTATTTTGGAAAAATTTTTAAGAAAGATTTAAATGACTAAAACATACGATGATATTATGAGTGTACGATTAATTGGTTATACTCAGCCAGTTGACATGATTGGAATTGATGATGTACAGGATTTGATTGCTTACTGCGCTAAAGTATCTAATCCTCAGTTTCAAACAGACTTTTCTCGCTCTGAAAAACTACTAAACTATCTTAAAGCGCACGCACACTGGTCGCCTTTTGAAATGGCTAGTGCTACAATGGAAGTAAGTACAACTCGCGATATTGCTCGTCAGTTTTTACGTCACCGCTCATTCAGCTTTCAAGAATTTTCACAGCGTTATGCTAACCCACAAGATATGGCTACATCGTTTGTGCTACGCGAAGCTAGATTGCAGGATACTACGAACCGTCAAAACTCAATTGTTGTAGATGATGAAGAGTTGCAGAAGCAATGGAATGCAGCACAGCAAGACGTAATTGATTTAGCACAAGAAGCTTATGATTGGGCTATTGCTAATGGAATTGCAAAAGAGCAAGCTCGTGTTGTGCTTCCAGAAGGTAATACAGTATCAAAGCTATATGTAAACGGTACAATTCGTTCTTGGATTCATTATACTGAACTTCGTTCAGCAAACGGGACACAACGTGAGCATATGGCGCTAGCAGTTGCCTGTGCTCAAGCAATTGTTAAAATATTCCCAATGATTAGTTAACAAAAAAGGGAGCCTAAGCTCCCTTTTTCTTCTTTGGTTTTTTGATAGAAGGCGTCTTTTTAGTCGCCTTCTTTTTTATTTTCATGCTTTGCGTAAACGCTTCAGCAGCTATCATGGTTTTTCAGTACGAACTTTCTGTAGAAGAGGATTTTTTACCTCTTTTACAACTAGCTTATCACCTTCACGGTAGTATGTTTTAGTAGCAGCAGCTACTTTAGGGTCATACTCTTCACGCATACCGTAACGGTTATCGCCAATTTTTACTGTTGTACCATTACGAGTGTCAACACCAGAAAGTGACTTTGCCATTTTACTTCATGTCCTTAATAACACGTCCGCCCATACCACGAGTTACATCTTCTTTAGCTACAGAAACTGCGCCAGAAGTTGCACCACGAGCGCCGGCTTTAGTAAATGAACGGCTATGACTTACGTCACCCATCATTACTGCACCTTGGTTAATATAACCATCAGCACCCTTTAGAACTTGATTTGAAGTAACTGCGCCTGCTGAACGAGAATCGCGAGAACCTTCAAAAGATGTACGTTGTGTGCCACCCATTGGTGTGGTAGGAGCTGTTTTAGCATTTTTCACAAGTTTAAGATCTTCTGTGATCCCAGTGACTTCTTTTTTAATCATTGCCATAATTTAGAGTCTCCTTATAAAATTAAGAAATCAGTGCAAGCACTGTTTCTACAGTGTTTCCAGTATTAGAACCGGCAGAAGTAGAAGCACGAACAGTTACAACTGGTACGCCTGCTCCACCTCCAGGTGTGAAGTAAGCATTAGCTCCGGCATTCATAGCACTCCAGTTAATACCAACGTTGGCATTTGCTACAACAGCTTGGTCAACTGCGGATGCATCACAATAGTTTAGCTCTACTTGACGAGTTGTAGTAGCAAAAGCTAGTGTTGCATGGTGACGAACTGCATGCTCTGCGTTAGAGAATGAGCAGTTGCGGAAATGTAGAGGTGCAGAAGCTGCGCCTAGCTTGCTTACACATACTGAGTCAGAAGTAGTAACGGCGTTTGCGCCTAGGAAGCTAATATTTTCAAAAGTAGCTACTCCGGTAGAAGTGTTAGCAATAGTCATTGCTCCGCTAATTACGATTTCGTCACGGTCACCTACACCTACAAAAGCTACGTCGTTTAGTACGATATTTGTAGGAGCGGTATAAGTACCAGGGTACACAAGAATTGTATTATCACCTTGTGCTAGTACGGAATCAGGGATATCGCTAAGATTACGATAATTAGCTGTACCATCAGTACCGACTCTATAAGTATTCTTACTAGTAGTCATGGTTTTCTCCTTTTTTAGTAATCAATTAATGATTTAACTAAGTGTGCCATAAATTAGTTTGCTTGTCAAAAATTTATTTTTTGGTTTTAGACTGTGGCACACCTGCAGTATTTAACGCTATAGCTACTGCTTGCCTACGCTGAGCTTCTTTAGGTGACACACCAAGTCGTTTAGATAGGGTTTTTATTCCCTTATTACGAGTTTTACCTGGTTTATTCATTAATTCAGAAATGTTAGCAGATATTGTTTTTTGTGATTTTCCTGATTTAAGAGCCACTTCTCATCATCCTTGCTGAAGGAGGCATCATATCCTCGTCTTCCATTTCAGTTTCTGGTTCTTCTGCAGAAGCAGCACCATTACCATTATCTTCTGATTCAACTTCAGTTTCGTCTTCGGATTCTTCTTCCTCGTCAAAACCTTGATAAACAGCGTAGTCACGGAGTGAGTTAATGTAAGCGTAGCAAATAGCTAGTTTGTTAGTCCACCAAGTAGGAAGCTCTGCTTCGCCTTCTGGTAAACTAGTTAATATTGTTTCTGCGTCTTCGATGATTGACTTACACAGCATTAGTGAAGATGCAACATCTGTATGTCCTGATTTTTTCATTATAGCTCCTTTATTTTTGAGTTTTTAGTAGTTCTAATTCTGCTTTAAGTTCTTTAATAGCTTCTACTAGTACAGGTACTAGTTTTGCATAGTCTAATGTTAGATATTCATTACCTGAAACAGAGTACAGCTTACCATTTTCGTCATAATCAGAATCGAACGGCGCTAGTGTGACTATTTCTGAAAATTCACGTTTAACTTCTTGTGCACTAAGACCTATTTGTATGTTCTCTGTTTCATATCCGTAGCTAGCAGCTACATCATTAGCTTTATAGTAAAAACCTGTTAGTGAACTAATCTTATCTAAAGGATTTGCAATAGTAGCTATTTTATTTTTCAATCTCTCGTCTGAGTAGTAAGCTGTTATATTGTTAGTAGCTCTTATTTCTCCTGGAGTACCGGACGCAGTAGTATTTACACCAAGACTAGAAACAGTTAAGTTTCTTGAAGTATCAACAATAGTTGTTCCTATTACCTTATATGTCATATTATACGTCCTTTACTTTGCTTTCTAGATAAGCTACTTTATCTTTTAATTCTTTAATTGCTTCGATAAGTACTCCTACTATGTTCCCATAAGCGACTGTCTTATAGTTATCAGTTGCTACTACCTCAGGTAAAACTTCTTCTATCTCCTGGGCTATAACTCCTACAGATCTTTTACCTTCAATATCGAAGTATACACCTCTCATTGCTTGTACCTTATCTAACGCCTTATCAATAGTAATTACATTAGTTTTAACTCTTGCGTCAGACAGAGAGTTGAATTCTGTAGCGGACATTATACCAGAAGACGGATTGAAATATAACTTAGTACTAGATACAGTAGCAGCTGTGGTGTCTCCAGAAGTTAAACTAGTAAACATTAAGTATCGACTAGCGTTAGTACTAGTGTCATCTGTTATAGATGTAACTCCGAATTTTGTCCATGCTGAAGCATAAAAAGCTTCAAAGGCGGTATTAGTACTATTGTAACGGAACATACCGTCAGAACCAGTACCAGGCCTTTGCGCCGTAGTACCGGCAGGTACTTGGATATAACCGGTACTGCTTATAATGGCATTACCTTGTACGTGTAATCTTTCAGCAGGTGATACAGTACCAATACCGACGTTAGAAGTAGCTAAAAATCTAATAGCGGTGACACTCTCTCCAGAGAACGTAACGTTATTTAGAGTGCCTAAGCTGTAGCCTTGTGGGGCTCCTACGTCTACAAAAGAATTTATAGAATCAGTATTACTACTTCTAAAATAAAGTCTACCTGTATCAATGGTGCCTACTAATTCGCCTATTTCATAGGTAGTTTTATTAGCAGTTAATGTTGTAATATTCTGCTCTATTCTATTACCTATGCCTGCTCTGGTAAAGTTACCTCCAACAGGTGAGGTCTTTTTATTAACAGAGTCAGAAACATATAAAGCACCAGTAGTAGCGCTTCTGTATAGCATACCGTCTGGTGGAGAAAGCGACGCACCGTTAACATTTAGGTTAACGCTAACAGGGGTTGAAGGTGAATAGAAATTAGTTAATAAAGATCTATAACTATCGTTTTGCTGTAGTCTTGCTGTGTTTAGTGACGTACCAGCAGTAGGTTCTGTGTACGTATTTGAGTTAGTTAATGACATTTATACTCCTATTATTGTGACCATAACATTTGCAGTGCTGTTAGCAGCATAAGTACCTGACCCATCACTTGATACTAACTTAAATTCTAAATTCTGCTTACTTAAACTAGTAGTCACAGCTATTAATGGGTTAGTTACAGAGTTTATACTATCTAATATAGTAAAATTAACTACTGGTATTGTTGTAAAGTTAGCTGACGCGTAGTCTACTAATTTTGGATCTGTATTATATACAACTGTATTTGTAAATATAGTCTGTTCTTTATCTATACTATATCTAAATTTGTCAATTGTAAAGTCAAATTCATTTGAATTATTATTTAGTACGTCATACTTAATTTGGAAATACCTAAAAGTTTTACTACCTGCTTCGTATGGTATCCAACCCTCTCCTGTGGAGCTAAAAGCAAGAGTATTAACATTTCCATTAGCGTAGTATGGATTTTGCTGTGTATAACGTATAGAAGTTTGCGCAGTTACAGCACCGATAGTACCTACGTATGTAGCACTACCAGCGTCATTATATTGAGTTAGATTTACTAATGTGTATGCATCATTACCAGAAGTAACGTTTGCAAAAGAGTTACTTCCTGTAGATACACCGTTAGCAAAAAATGTATTTCCTAGAGCAATAGCATTAGCGTTTATAAGACCCGCTATCAGCGCATAAGAATTGAGATTAGCAGAATCACCAGTAAATTGTCCATGATTCCATATAGCCCAAACATTACCAGATGCACTACCAGTCATCCATGTTTTATTATTTGAATCAAATCTTCCAGTGGTTACTAAGCCATTAGCAAAACCTAGTATATGGCCAATACCACCAAAACTAGTATCTATTAGCACATTAGCAGCAGCGGAAGTATCTGATACCATATCTAGAACTCTAGTATGCTGGTCAGTATAACTAGACTGAACTTCTTGAGTAGCTTCAATTTCTATATTTATGGAGCCAGTGATTACAGCACCAAAGTCTCTAATCTGAGTTATATAAGTAGCATTTTCAGGAGCCAGTAAGTTTGTAATAGAGCCGCTAATAGCACTCCAACCAGTCGAGGAACCATTAGCATTATCGACTTTAGAAGCACCTGGATAGCTTAAGCCGCCAGTACTAGAGTTTGCAAAAGAAGGAAAATAGTATTCAGTGTTGTTAGTATTAGTTAGCCCAGTAATATATGGGTCAGCAGGGTTATCTTCATTAAAAGCTGCTACAGTAGTAGATCGCTGAGATCTAGTTGTTGTAATAACTGCACCAACTACGTCAGCACTTAAGTTACCGCTGGTATCTCTAGTACGAACTAGGTAAGTATAAGTACCGTAATTATCAATAGGTATTGACTTTCTAGCAGAAGGTACAGAAACAGTAACTATAGGAGAAGCTACTAAAAAGTTATCTAAAGTAACAGGAACGTCGCCAGCTAATCTGTGTACTACTACTTCTTTTAAGTCTAAGTCTGCTAAGTCATTGTTAACTCTGGGGTAGTTCCAAAATAAAGTAATAACTTCGTTTTGTTGTCCGCCAGTAAAACCATATACGTTTTGTGGGGCTACAGTTTTTCCTTTTATAGCTAGTTCTGCTGTAGCAGTAAAACCTCTTATATTTTTATTTAAAGGTGTTACTCTTACAGTAACACTATTACTTTCTGCTTGAGTACCTCTATTTATGTTGTTAATAGTGAAACGTATTTTTCCATCAGTATCAGTACCTGTAGCAGGAACTTTTACGGTGTTATAAAAAGTAAGAGGAGTACCACCATCATCTATACCAGTACTATCAATAGTACTAAGCTTGTATGATATTTCATAATCAGTTACTTCTTGGCCTATAATGCTATCAAAAGAACAGGTAACTCTTATAGCCACACCGCCAGTTTGTTCTCTATACAGAGATTCGGTGAGTATAAGATTTTCAACCTTCTGTATTGGTAAGGATTCAACATTAACAGATTTTGTAACGTAAGGGCTAAGCCTACCTAATACATTTCTATTTCTAGCCTTTACTGAAGTAATGCCTATAGGTAATTCAGGTATAGTTAAGTCACTAGTTAAAAATATACGCTCGTAAGGGCTTGCTACTTCAAGAGAGTACACACCGCTATTAGCTAAACTAAAAATACCAGGGTAGCTATTTGCATTGTAATCTAAGGTAAATGTGTTACCAGTTACATTAGTAATGGTACCGACAGGATCTTGAGTTACGTTAATAAAGTAATATCCTGATAAATCTAGTTGTGGTTGAGAGTCTAACTGTAATCTAAAAATAGAGTTTGCAGTAAGAGCAACGTTATATTTAGCACTAGAAGTACTATAGCTAGTATTAACTACTGTATAGCTATTGCCGTAGTTAACTTCTAAGCGGTCACCTACTTCAATAGAGGGAGGCGCGTAATAATTAACTTCAACTCTGTATGCGGTATCTTGCGGACTAGCTAAATAAGTTACATTTGCTTGCGCACTTAAACTACTATTTAAGTTAACTGTGTACAAACCAGAAGCCTTCTTTATGCCATCTACGTAAACAGTGACGTCGCCTTGCTTTCTAGGCTTGTTAGGTAATAATATAGTTTGCAGTGAGCTACTTGTATTAATAGTCCCTTCTACTATCTGGTTAATCTCAGTTCCTCGTACGTATACACTACTATTTGCATAATAATTTTTTGCTAATACTTGATTTAGATTAACATAGAAAGGTGGGTTTACTAAATAACTACTTACAGTAGCAGCACCTGATACAGAATCTTCTATAACGACTTTATTATTAGCCGCGTCGTAAGAAAGTATATCTCTAGTTATAGAGGTAATTTCAGACTGATAACCTACAAAATTAACAAGACTTTGAGCTTCCGTCTTCTCTTTAATAGGTATGTTAATCTGATCTATACCTTTTAAATTAGGCACAGATATACCGTCGTTTACCGCTAAAATATGTTGATTGAAATTTTCATCAATACATAAACTGAACCCTTCTAGTGTCAATTCTATTTTACCAGGGATAGCAGTACTTACAGCATTACATAATAGTCTTAGATCGCCAGCAGGAGTAGTAAAACCGTTTTTTCCGCTAATATAGCAGCTTAATAAGTTATTAGCTAAACTATCGTTATTAAAGGCTTCAAATCTTAGTGGACTCTGCGAAACAATACCTTTAATAGCTACCGAATCATCAGGTTTAGCGATATAAAACTCTGTATCAAATTTTTGTCCATAGCCTAAAGACTCTGTTCTATTATTAAGTTTACCGTCATAAACAACAGAACCATCTAATTTACTTCTTGGAACTGCTGCAAAAGTAAATACTGGTGCCGGAGGAGTACTAAAAGGACTAACTATATCTGTGTAGGCTGTAGGCTCATAGTTTATAAAATTATCAGAATCTATATATATGTTAGAAAGATATTCTATACCTGAAACTATAACCTCATTTTCATTTGAGTCTCTTTTGATTCCTGTTACTTTGAAAAGTTTACCAGACTTATTTGTGTAGTAATTTCCTGGATTTTCAAACTCACCAATAGTCCATAAGTCATTAACTCTAGGAGCTTGTGCTTCTGAGAACCCTGAGCCTACGCTATCTAATTGTCTTGTAATTGGATTGAATCTAGAAATAACTTTTACTACAGCTACGTCAGAACCAGTAGTAGCATCGCTAGTACTTAAAGAAAATACTGAATTACTAATTAGATATAGGTCCATTCTATCGCTGTCAGTTCTAAGAATTCTTAAAGCTAAAGGATATGTATTACTAGTAAAAGTCGCATTACTCATACTAGGCACCGTATAATGTTCTAGTGTAACATTAGTATTAGTTGAACTTACTAACGAATTAGCTCTGATACGACCGCCATATCCATAAGCTACACCAGTACCATTAGTTGATACTGATATAACGTCACCAGGAGCTAAACTAAGTGCTTCTGTACTAGTAGCAAAACTAATATTTCTGCGAAGATACCTAGCAGAAGCTAATTGATATTGTCCAAGTCTTATAGCTTGGCTTCTACGAGTAACACCAGTTAAGTCTAATGATGCAATATTCTCTACAGTTTGAACATCTCTACCATCATTTGCCTCAGCTAGGTCTAATCGAACCATTTCTCGTTTAAAATGGTTTGTTGGTTCTACATAATTAATATCTACGCCTGTGTATATCTCACTTTGGCGTACTCCTGATATTTGTAAAGTACCTTCTTTCATATTAGTTTCGTTAAACAACATAACAGGATATTCATCAGGCATGTCAACAGCTAGACTTATTTTTCCGCCAGCATAAACAAGCATACTCCTAAAAGTAGCAGTTAGCTTATTTAATAAATCCATCGCTTTTTCTTGGTCTGATATTGTAACATCTACTAAGAATCGTCTTTCAGTCACAGTTGTACCTTTAGGCAAACCTACTTGGTTTTCCCTTACAGTGCTGTATAATGTTCTTGGTTTATAACGGAAAGAACCATCTGCTACAGCAGTCACACCTATAAATCTACCTGAGTTAGAATCACAAGCATCGCAGTATTGTGCTACTTGATAAAATTTATATTTGTCAATATTCTCTTCTGGTATACCTAAACCATAACTCTTATTAGTAAGAATATCATAGATTATCCAAACAGGATTTTGTGTCCAAGAATATATAAAAGTACCATCCCAAGTACCTGTGTATATAACAGGATTTGGTTCATATAATACTGTACCTGTACCAGGTCTTTGTAATCTATACCCATAGCTAGCATAGTTTGATTGGCCTACTTCTAATTCTCTCCAGTCTATCTCGCCGTTTGAAAGAATTGGTTGATTATAATTAGATGGTACTTTTACAAGTAATCCTTTTATTACAGAAGTAAAGTTAGGTACACCACCTGTATACTCATTCATAGCTTTAATAGCATAACCTATTAAAGCTGTTCTAGGATATGCTTGAGGAGTATTTTTTATCTCATCCCAGCCAATTACTTTTATAGTATCTCTTAAACGAGGACTATCAGAGTCATCACTAGTTTTATCAATACTAAATCTGTAACCATTAGCAGATCTACTATCTACAGGTATACGAATAGTTTCAGAGAATTTATAAGCAGTATCGGTTTTTTCACTAACAGTCTTCTCAACACTAGTAATTAGTGTGGTACCTAAGCTATTATATATTCTAATTCTATAAGTAACTGAATTAGATGATACGTTTCCAGAAGTGTCAGCAGTATATAACTCTTCAATGATGAAGTTAAAACGCAAGATATCCCAATCATTAGCACTAGTTTCTTGTAAAGTAATACTAGATGATGGAATACCTGTCAAGTTTCCTTTTTTTAGTGAAACTTGTGATGCAAAAATCTGAGGACTGACTACTTCTTCACCGAATTTTGGTAATGGGTCTTGAGTTACTGTGCCTGTAGAACTTACAGTTAAAAACTTATCTGTATTTTCTAAACCATTACTATCTAAATTAATAAGGTCGTCTATAGCGCCATCTTGAATTTCTATATCCTGAGGACCATTTGGGTTAATTCTGTAAATAGGGCCTTCACCTATAGCAGTAGTTACATATAAAATATCTGTAGAAAACAAAGAGTTGGGTGCAATAGTGCTGCCACCCTTACCGCCTTTGCCTCCTACGATTATAGGAATATCTTTACCGCCCTGTTTAATAACTCTTTTCATGTGTATTCCTTAAAAACTATTAAAACCTGATAAGAATTCAGATCTGGCTGCTTGTTGTTCAGCAGCAGAAGTAGTTCCGCTAGCCATAACTTCGCCATATATATTAGTAGTCTGAGTCTTACTATGTCCCATACTAAGTACGTACCCGCTTATCATTTGACCTGCTACTCTAACCATACCATAGTTGAGAGCTACTGGAGTTCCTGAATTAGTACTGTTAGTCAGCGAGCCGAACATATCGTTTTGTCTAGTATTTTCTTCACTAGGTTTTGTGGCAAATAGAGACGATAGTAAGGCTAATCCTATATTAATTACTAGATTTTGTAAAAACCCACCCATACTACCAGCGATACCTGCTACACCTCCAGCTATTCCGCCTGCACCAGCAACGGTAGCTCCAACAGGGGCGGCTGCGCCAGCAGCCGCAGCTCCTGCTGCCATAGGTAAGAAAATGAACATGGCTATCGCTAAAACAGCCAGTATACCGCCACGTTTTCCACCACCGCCTACAATTGCAGGAACTATATGAATTACATCATCTTTACGTGCAATTTTAATTTTTAGCTCATCTGGTGATATTATCTTTAGGTTCTTATCCAAGAACACAAAACTTTCTTCAATGTTTTGCGCTCTTTGCTTACGTAAGTAGTTGATAAAACGACGATGCATACCATTTAAATAAAATAAAATGTCGTTATATGTTTTTATATCAGCCACATACTCTGATTTATCAAAAAACTTACTAAAAGAGGAATGTGGTCTAATCTTAACTAACAAAATGTTTCTCCTCTAATTTTTCAAACTTTAAAGCATCTACATTTACATCATACCAGTATATATAAAATTTATTATTAAAGCCTACTAAGAACTTATACTGATTAAAAGCAGCACTAGTTTTATCTTCGGAACTAGGTAATGGGTTATCAGACCCAGGATGAGAATGAAATATACCCCAGATATTACCATCGTGTTTAACTAAGTCTGCAGGGTCTAAGAAAAATGTAAATTTAGGATTATCGCTTATATTTTTACAAGGTATGTATGTATAATTTTTAGTTATAATACCTACACACTCTTTAGGATAATCTCGTAAAGCATGATTATTCATGTCTTCTAATAGTTTTAAGTAGTCCATCTGTAAATGCCTGTCGTATATTGTTTATAATAAGTTCCGTAAGGGCTTACCCAGCTAGACCTACCTATCATAGTATGTATTATTTTGTTACTTCCTAAAAACATAGCACAATGATTAGTAACATTTGTAGAGCCTATGCTCATGAAAATAAAATCATGTATAGCTGGGTTAGTTACGGATAGGCATCTATTATCTTGTTCTACAGCTATTCTAAAAGAATCTGTATTAGTTTTATTGTACCAATCGTTATCTACTATGTTACAATGCTCAAAGGATAAGTGTGGTATTTCGATATCAAGCTCCTGCTTATAAATATAGCGACATAGATTAAAACAATCCATGCCGCTAACAATATCATTGCCGAGATGTTTATAAGGTATATTAACGTATTTATCGTACCAATTTGTCATGCCGATATATCGCGTGTATATGTTCTATCCAATAATCAGATAGTTGTTCTACTTGCGAAGTTTTCCCCTCTTCAACGTGTAGCATACGGTTTGGTTTTATATACAAACCAAAATGAATTAATAAGTTAGACTTTTTTGACTTAAAACTAATTAAATCATAGTTCTGAGCGTCTGTCAATGAAACTTTTGTTCCATAATTAGATGCCCAACCGTCTAAAAAATCTGTGGTATATTGTTTCATCCATAGCCTAGATTGCGGGTATGTAGGTAGATTAAAGCTGCAACCTAACTCATTTTGATAAAACTGTTGAACTAGGGTTATACAATCATAAGTCCCATAGCAGTGCTTAATCCCTAAATACTTATATATCATGCTCGTGGTATTGATCTACCTACACCTGGAAAACCTCCAAAGTGTATAGAGTTATTTCTAACAGTACACGCTGCCAAAGATTTGGCACATACGTCTGTGCTAGTTTTGGATACTAAAGCTGCAGGAGAGTATGTTAATAGTTCTGCAATTGTTGGTTGAGAACCACTAATAATATCTACTCTAGGAGCATAGAATTGTTGATTTGTAGTTGGGTCTGTAGAGTAGTATAAGTAACTTCTATGCTGACTCTGTGTGTTAAGTGCTTGCCATACAAAATCAGCTATAGTTGTTAGTTTTGTACCATTAGATCTATAAATACCAGTATCTACGTGTACTGCTCCAGTGCCGCTGCCTGTAGGCCATACGTGCCCAACAAGTAACAACCACTCGTATGCGGAATATGGCCATCCTGAAGCATAAAAATACGGATTGGTGTTAGTAACACCATTAGATCTATTAAGAACTCCTATATTAGTACCGCCAGCATTATAGCCACTTAACCCTAAATAAGTAGAACCATTTCCAATATTTTTTCTACGAATCCATGTTGAAAATCTATACATGTTAGCACTGTTAATACCAAAAAGATCAGTATTCCAGCCACCGTCGGCATCTGAAGCTACGTCTTGGTTAGTAACATCCCAAACAGGTTGTAAATCTCCGTAAGGAGTAGAATCCATAGTTATAGAGTTTCCGTCACCGTTTAAAAAGTAACCAGTAATTCCACTAGTTCTACCTAATACCCAACTATCCATATTTATTATAGAAGGAGCTCTACTAGTAGCGACTCTATTATCTAATCCTATAGGACTGCTATTAGATACTAAATTAGTACCAGGAATTGATAAACCTCCAGGTCCTGGATATTGACACTCTGGTCCTTTATATACCCACTGACATGTATTTTTATAATACTTTCTTCTTGGAGTAACAGCTTTGAAATACTGCAACCAAGATACTAAGGCAAAAGTTGCTTGGTGTTCTGTTAGACTTTCTAATTGGTCTATTTTAAACTTATCTTCTATGTAACTTTCAGTATCTGCTTCTTCGTTGATAATGTACAGTGGAGTTCCTACAGTGCTACCGATACCTAATTCATTACTCAAATATATCTCATGAGTAACATCTATAAACTGTATGGTAGCTGTTACGTTACTAGAATAAGAACGCACAGTATCACCAACTCTATATGGCGAAGAGTTAACAACAGTAACTACATTACTATTAAGTAGTGTTATGGTGCTGTACTCAGGCCAGTAGTCTAAGAAATTAGCAAAAGTAGTTTTGATTTCTACTACACCACCTAATAAGTCTCTAGAATCTTCTTTATCTGCAGACCAAGTTCCACCTATAGATTTAGCTTGAGCATAAGTAAAAGTAGCGTTTGCTCGTCCATACTGATTTACTATATCTACATCGTAGAATAATCCTTGAGCTCTAGCTAATGACAGGGCTTGGTATTCATTACTTCCTAAAGGACCTAAGTCAATAGGGCTGGCGTTAACTGTTCTTGGGTCTATACCAGTTACCACCTCACCATTTACTACAGCAAAAACAGCATTAGATATATTATTTCCTGCTAAATATGGGTCTTCTACTAATCTAGAAATTATATTATCTACGTTAAACACAGTTAACGATAACTCATTAATCTTACCATCTGATGTTTGCTCTATACCACTTATAGAAACTGGAAATGGAGAATAAGACGTTCCAGCATAAGTAACATTATAACTTATATCGTCACTTAAGTCGCCTACTACTTCTGCAAAACGTATAGGAAAGTCACTAGGCCAGGCACGACCTTCACCATTTTCAGTAGGATTGCCGTGTTCGTTAGAAGGATACCATTCTCCTGGGTAATATATTGAATATAGTCTAACTATAGGATTTTGAGTAAATGCATTTTTCTCAGCAATAAACGTGCTAGGTCTTATATTAAATATAGTATCTGTAGCAGTGATTACATTACCACTCATCACGTTAGCTTGAAAAGGTAACGCGCTAGCATTATTTATAGCACCGTTGGCGGTTCCTGTAACAGTTATATACTTAGAATGTATGCTTTCTACAGCACTAAACTCATTATATATATTAGCAAGCTTAACCTTTAATAAGTTATTAGCAGTATCAATGCCAGCAATTAAACCAACGGCTTGCGTAGTATTGCCTACTACTACATTACCTGTTTGAAAAGCTGTAGCATTTGATACTGTTAATATTACGTCGTATGTTCTAGAAGTCACAGATTAGCTCCGATTAATCAAAAGATTCTTTTAAAGAAAAAGATACAGTATAGTAGTTTTGTAGTGCGTTAGCACCAAGAGATAAAATATGATCTACTTTTAAAGATCCGTCAAATCTGACTCTGAGTGTACCGGTCTCATTAACGTGTGATAAGTCAAAGTAAAAAGAGTCAAAATTACCGCTTCTATCTCTATAAAAAGTTTCTATAGCTGATTTTTCTAAACCTGTGACGTTTGTATACTTTAAACTGTAACTACGTTTTGGTCTACGAGAACGAAGACGCCTTTTTTCGTAGCCGGCTTCTGTTTCAAAGATGATAGTATTGAACTCTTGGTCTGAACTAAATCCAGCATCAGGCTTAGTATCAGCCATAGAAGTGAAAGTAGCAGTAGTAAAAAGACCTACTGCTTCAGTTGGGTATGTAGCCATTATAATCCTCCACGACCACGAAGAGATCTACGAATAGGTCCATTATTAGCAATATCACGCATAACAATGTCAATAACATATTTTTCTCCATCGAACTTAGGCGAGCTAGCCTCAGCCTGTTTTGGTGAACCTTCGTTAGTCACGTTTACAAACACGTTACCATTACCGCCGCCAGCTTCTCCAGTAGCATTCATAGCTTGAAGTGCTGGTACACCAATACGTTCTGCTGATTGCTTGCGAATGACAAATTCGCCAGGCTCAAGCATTGCAGGAATACGGTCGCGATTTAGGGTCGCAGAGGCTGCGGCACCACCAGCAGCAAGATGAACTAGTCCGCCTTGTGAGAACCCTAGTAAACTAGTGAAGAAACCACCAATACCACTAAATAGTCCAGATAGTATTCCGCCCTCACCCATTAAACCTTTAAATAGATTAGACACAAAACCATTCTGTCCAAAGATATTACTGAATAGTGAGGTAATCTGATCGAAGAAATTACCAAATATACCCTTTGTCTTGCCAGTAGGATCTTCCGGGTTAGTAACTGCAGAGGCTGGATTCATAAAGTCAAACGCATTAGTAACTTTTACTAATAAAGAGTTACCCTGATAGCTAAGGCCATCTGTGCCTTTTTTAAGTGCAGCCCCTTCGACACCTAGTGCACTGAATAAGCTAGTAGTTAGGAAGTCGGATACAGGCTCGGCAACAGTGGTTTTAAAGAAGTCTTGTTGTACAGATTTAAAGAAGCCGCCCATGATTTCTTTAAAGCTTCCTTCACCGTAGAATACAAGGTTATTTAGGCTCATTAAAGTATTTTCTATATTCCCTTTAATAGCATTAAACAATGCTTTTAATCTTTCTTCTAATGCAGTTAGTTCACGGTCTTTGTCTTTACCGCCAGCTTCTGCAGCTTCTCTGGCTCTAGATATTGCATTTTCTTTTTCTATTTCAGTTAATTTTTCGTTCGCTAGTATTCTTGCTTCGTAATTGGCTAGTGCTTTTTCTTGTTCAGCATCCATCAAATCAGAAGCACGTTGTCTAGCTGCTAACTCAGCATCAGTAAGAGCTTTCTGTTCTACGCGTATTTTTCTGATAGCCCCCATGCTATCTACTGCAAAATTTTGAGCAGCTTCTGTTACTCTATTAGATGTAGCTTCAGCTAAGTTAGGTGCTTCTGCTGAACCGCCTTGTACAGCATTTGAAAAAGTTGTAGACTTATTTAATCCGGATACAATAGCGGAGTTTATAGCATTTGCCCCAGATTGAAGTGTTTTAGCCCAGCTATCAGAAGCACTATTAGCTGCGTCTACTATACCTTGTACTTGTCTATCAGCAGATTCATTTAAACCTGCAATAGCAGCATCATACATACCTGCTACTCCAGTAACATAGTCTTTATCTGCTAAAATCTTTTTAACTTGTAAATCAGCTTCAGCTGCTATAGACTGTACTCTAGATTCCGATTCTGCAATCATAATCTCTCTACGGGCTTCTATAGCTAGAAACTCATTATCATATTGCTGTTTAAGCAAGTTAGCTTCTTCTTGTAATAGCTGTTGACGGAGAGCAGTCTCCTGAGACGCCCCTTCTTCAGGTGTTATACTTTTAGAATCTACTTTTGCTTTGCTTAAATCTATATCTAACTGTATTTGCTCAATTAAAGATTCTTGCTTAATTAACTCTATATCTCTATATACTTGTTCTAAATCAGTTTCAAACTTAATTTTAAACACAATCTCGTCTTGGGCTATTTTTCTTATCTCTGCATCAGCAGATTCAATTGTCTGTTTTAGTTGCCCAAGTTTTTCGTCGATAAACTGCGGCAGATTTTCAGCAGCCTGACGAACTAATTGATTTATTGCCTCAGCAGCCTGTAAAGAGACACTAGCTACACTACCTACATTATCTTTTAGTAAATCAAGACTAGCAGTTTCTTCTAATGCTCTATTACCTACATTAGTTGTTACTGTTAGTACACCGCCACTAAAAGTAGCTTCAATACTTTTTTGTGAATCAGTAAGTTTTTGCGCTAAAGCCTCTCCATCTGCTATAGAAGAAAGTAATATTTCTTGTTCTTCACTGTCTGTTAAGCTAAGAGGGCTTAATTGGTTTTTTAATTTATTGTAGGCCTCTATCTCTGTTTTAGAAGCCGTAACAAATTGTTGTAAATAGCCTACCTGTGCAGCTAATTTATTCTCAGAACCCGCAGTAATAAGTTCTAATTCCAGTGTTAGTGGATTTTTTGCTTCTTTAGAAAAGCTCTTGAAGAAAGAACTGAGAGTAATTTGGTTTTTAAGGATAGCTTCTTGAGCCGCATACTCTTTAGTAATATTTTTTTGTTCAGCTAAGTTGGCAGAAGTAAGTTCTTGCCCTTGTCTTAGTTGATATATAACATCCTCAAGACCCGCAGCCAACTCTGGATTAACCTTTTGTAATTCTACTAGGCGCTGTTCAAGTATAGCTATTTCTTTATCAACGGAAGCATAGCCACGCTCTGCCTCGATAACAGCATTTTTAGAATTAGCTAATCCTTGAGTAAAGCTTTCTAAAGTAGCTGTACCATCACCAAGACTATCAGATAATTGGCGTTGAACTTCTAGAGCTCGTATGCTTGACTGCTGATATGCGTTATAAGCGCCTACTGCTTCTTCTATTGGTTTTTTTAATGTGCCAAAAGCAAACCCGCCAGCTAATGCTATTTTTTCTGATTCAGACAAACTATCTATGGTAGTTATAAGCTGCTCTATTTCCTGCGCTCTAGCAGGATATACACTTAGCAAGTTCTTTTCTGTGTCTGCCAGAGCTTGTGTTATATTTTGATTCTCTAAGTAGCTGCCTGTAAGAGTATTTATAGCGTCGTCAACTAGTACGGTATCTACATCAGTAGTTAACGTTACTGGAATATCTATTTTATAGTCAG